AGAGGTTAACATTAATTAGTACAAGTCTATTAAAATGGCGATTAGAAATTCTAACCGCCATTTATTTTACGCTTTTACAATCGCAGCGTCAAATCCTGCCGATTTCAATTTTTCCTGCAAGGCAATAGCATTTGCTTTATTGCGATACGCTCCGACCTGTACACGATAAATAGAATCTTTATCACCTACGCTTGTCTCTGATCCAGAAGTTGCAGCATCGTCATCAGATGTGTTATTGGATGGTTCAATGTACTGCTGTCCGGTAATTCCGTAAACAATTGCACTTGCCATGCTCTTAAAGTCATACAGTGCTACATCGTCTTTATCATCCACGAAGCAACATTCAATCAGCATCGCAGGTGCTTTTGTGTGATTGAGCACGTAAAGCTTTTTGTTAATCTTCACACCACGATTTTTAAATCCAAGTGCTGCAATTGCTTTCACAATTTTCTCTGCAAATGGTTTTGCTTTGCTATTATCACTATAAATATATGCTTCTACACCTGTTGTCCGTCCGTTTCCAGACATATCCTTCGCACCTGCATTAAAGTGGATAGATACATCAAGATCAGCCGCATGAGAATTGCATTTACCTACGATGTTGCAAAGCACATTATTTGCACTTGTGCCATTGTCAACCGTACAGTCATACACGGTATGCCCAAGACCTTTTAACTGTCTGATAACCTCATTTTTAACATTTCTTGCTTCTGTTGATTCCCGGATGATTCCGATAGCTCCGCACGCTACTTTTCCGTCCGGGTTGTGTCCGGCATGTACGTTAATAACCATTCTTTTATTCCTCCTTCTTTTCAATATACTGCTTAAATAACTGGTGCAGTCCTGTGCTTGCTAAACCGCTGAATAAGCCACTTAATAAGATAGATGCTGTGATTGTCCATCCGTTGATCCAAATGGCTAAAAGCACACCTAATACCGCACAAATGGTAGGGATGTATTTATTATCCACATCCTTAATCCACTTCTTTACGACATAGCCTACACAAAGGCAAATGCCTACGATCACAGGCACCATAAATTCTGTTAAAAATCCCAAATCTGTCATGTTTAAATCCTCTCTTTCTGCTTCAAATGAAGCTCTTCAATTTCGTGTTTCATCTTTGTGACCATTCCATTGCCGCCCAACGCATGATAGGCATTGTACATTTCCATAAAATTCTGGTAGGCATAGGATGGAATTTCTTTGAGAGCCATGTATTTATCATGGTACTCAATCAGTTGTACACGAAGCAAAAGCATCGTTCCTCTGCTATTCGCATCTCTGTCTGACTTCTGATTTTTCAAAAGCCACACTATGTATCCCATTAATGCTGTCAGAACGATAGGCAAAGCAATCGTGTACGTTTCTTTTAACATCTCCATTGGATCATCTTCCTTTCTTTTGTATAATTCAATTATAATATTTCAGAATAATTTTTTTGTTCCATTTTACTTCGCATAACCAGAGTTAAAATGCTGCAAAAATAGCATAAGAACTAGTGGTGTATGTGCCATTCTCAATTTTAATTGTTTGTCCTGTTTTTAATGGTACAGTTTTATCTACAATCACTAAACCAGCATTATCACCATTATTAGCGTAAGGATTAAAAACGGGTACATTATTAATATATATTTTTGTATTTTGACCACTTCCGTGTGCATATGCAGCCACGTTTACAAAGCAATCTTTTGTTGCTACATAAGTTACTGTTGCACCAGCGGCGATGGTTGTAGCATTTTTTAAAACAGTTCCAACATCAATAAATGTATTACCCTGATTGCATTTCCAGCCATACCATGTTCCGATATCAATATCGTAAGTGTTTGACCAAACACGTCCGGAAACAGGATATTGCTCATGTAATTCCACAGTCACTAAATCATATGTATTAGCAGATTCAGAACACCATCTCACTACCCGATAACCGTAAAAAGGACCGGCTGTATATGGGCTGTTAGTAAATGCTGTGGCAGGATTATCCGAACCAAAATAATGTATTTTATTAATATCACTATTGCGATCGGATAAGTTTACATATAAAAAATTTGTAATCTGATTTCTTCCCGGAATGCTCTCACAGAACATTGGATCAGAAATGGTTTCATCAATAGCACTTACTGAACTAGCACCTCCTGTTCCACTTGCAAAGTATTTATATAAAGTACTGTTTTCTGCTGATGAGGTACGTTGTTGGACAAAGCCCCAAACGGTTCTTCCTTGGGCTAATGTAAGCAAATCCGTGGACAAAGTACCAGAAAACCAATCTGCATTTGATGCAACTACATCAAATTCGACTGTATATGCAGGAGATAACTGCCCTAGTAAATAATTTTTATTTATATAATCGCAGACAGCTTTCGCGTCAGCAGTAACATTTGGCAGTGCTAATTTGATATACGTTTTTTTTGAATTATTTATGTTGGTTAAACTCTGGGATACATCCGCGAACCCCGCCTCAATTCTATCTTCCAGATCATTCATGTTTGCAGCATTAAAAGCATCACCCTCCTGCGAGATTGTTCCTTCATCCCTTGCAACTGTCACAAGATTTGTACTGCCATCTTCCATCGTAATCAGTCTGCGGTTAATATACTCTGCAATTCGATTTTTCCATGTTTTCTTTGTAAATCCCATAATATGTCCTCTCTTCCTATAATAATAGTCCGGTATCATCTCCGGCATATATCTCTGATCCACAGTAATAATTGAAGTTGTTAAGTAAAATGCCATACACATCATCTAATATTTTCTCTATATCATTCATCTTCTGGTATGTATTGACTGGCATACTCGGTGTCTGCGGCGTGTCTCCATGAATCATGTACGCATTTCTGATAACCTCTGTGTTATTTATGACTGACATTAAAAATGTCTCATTTGGATGTTCTGGAACGTCTGCAACCGTAAGATTAAGTTCCAGAACATCTGATAATAACTTTGTGTTATTCTGGATTCTCTGCATATCTGATCGATTCAGTGCGCCTTTCATCCCGGCAAGCCATTCTGTTTTTTCGTCTACATTGAAATTATCCCATCCTTTCTGTAACAACTCCAACATGCGATCCACATCACTCTGTGACCGGTCCGTCACTGTCTGCATCCACACCAGCATAAGCAACCACCTCACTTTTCAGACGCTCATTTTCTTCTTTTAAAGCTTTGTTTTCCTTTGTGAGCTTCAGATTTTCTTTTCTAAGCTCGTCATAATAAGGATTAATTGGATTGTAATTCATCAGATCAGCACATCTCCTCCCGTATATAATTCAGTTCCGGCAAACACATCCTCGGTAACGACAATTGAGTATCCCCTGCATGTTGCAGTTGCGATAAATCCACCTGTCAAATCAAGCGTCTGGCTCTCAATCAATGTTGTCGATGTCTTTCCACCAATCGAATTTATATTTGCCCAATTTCCTACCTGCTCTAAGTCAACCAGGTACTTCATTCCAACCTTTTTTCTCAAGGCATGATAACCTAAAAGATAAGCGGCGATGTCGGGTAATATATCAGCATTATAAATAGTACATCCACTGTATTTCTTTATATTTTCTGTTTCCCCGGCTTCGATTTTATCCACACGTTTCTCATAAGAAAAAGTCGTGTTTGCATATTTAATACCTGTAATATGGCACTGTCCGGCATCCGGCATATTAATGATGAGATAATTTGTTTTTACTTCTTTCAGCGTGCCGGCACTTGCCGTGATAGACGATGGAAGATATGGACTTGAGAATGTGATCTTGGTATCTCCTGCCGGCAATGTTTTCTTATAAATATCAGATGTTTTTTCTTCCAATGCATAGTTTTTCATCTCAATATTCACACCAGAGATATATTTTTCAAGAGATACTTTCGTATTTCCATTAAATTTGCGATCCGTCCCGACAGTGGATTTCACATATCTGTCTGGCTTATAAACCTTGATGGTATCGCTCCGGCTGTCATCTGCAACCGCACCACACGCAAAGCATACCTGTTGCAATGCCTTACGGCACGTCTGGATGGCTAAATAGCCACTTAAAAGTATGTTGCCGACTTCTTCGTCAATTACATATTTTTTTATTCCTGATGTTACAAATATCGCATTCAGTATCACTTCTGCACGGACATTGTTATATACCTGTCCGTCATAAAATGTATACTTATCTAATAACCCAACTACATCAATCAACTTAAATTTTGCAATATTCTTTGAAAAAGAAAAATCGTCGATAAAGAATGCTCCCATAGGAATCATGTTTCCGTTATTAAACTCTGACAATGTGACTTCCTGCGTTTTCTGCACACTCTTCCATGCTCCGTTTTCGTTTTCTGCGTCAAAGTCATTATTCATATCAACAATTGAAATATCCGCTTCGTTGATAGACAAGGTTGCAGAGGTCACATCAATGTCTTCCTGCACCTTGGCTGTCTGGATCATATCCTTATCCCATACGATATATTTTCCGTATAAAATGTACTGAAGCTTAATATATCTCTGTGGAAAGCTTGTTCTTACAAATTCAATCTCGATTTTTCCATAATTCTGCACCTGATTATTGCAAACATAAATAAGGCTGTCCGGGTAAAATGTTTCTGTGATTAATTTTGTACCGGCGATTGTATACCATGTGATTTTCAACTCTGCTGGTGGCTCATCTTCAAAATAAAGTGTGATCGCTGCGGACGTGTGCTGCTCTTGGAACGTGACTGTAATCTTAGGATCTGTTTCAAAAGTACAATCTTCCTTCGATAACGCATCATTCCAAAATGCAATGTCTTTCGGATTTTCCGTCAATACGCTTTTACTTCCATCTAGCACAAATTGGTTCAGTTCAAAAGTCCCATAACTTTTCTGTTCCGTCTGGTCTGCAAACAACTCAACTGAACCTATGCCCTGGTTATCATCTGTCGTAACCGTGGCATCTGATAATGCGGTAACATCTATAAATTTCATTTCTGCCCTGCAATATGTTCTCATAAATGCCCCCTTACGGTGTCTTAAATGGTTTTTTACTCGTCATTTTCCATGACAATCCTTTATATTTCGCTCCGTTGTCAAATACCTTTTCTACTTCATCTTTAATTGATGAAAAATACCCATAGAAATCAAACTGCTTGCTTGCATCCGGTAAAGATACATGATGGAATCTGTTTTCACAATCTGTTATATGATCCATCAGTTTATCATAAAGTCCCGAATCGTCTATTGTGCCAATTGAAATTGTATAGTTCTTATAGATTCCTATACTCTCAATATGAATATCTCCGTCCTCTGTTCTTTCTGCATACTTTTCCAAGAAATCCAAAGTCCTTTGAATAGAAACCATAGGGATATTATATGTAATTCCATCAATGATAAGTCCTTGTGTATACTTATGTACCATCTTATCCCTCCGCTATCCCAAGTCTTATTTCTTCATCCTGCAAATATGGCAGATTGATTCTTGCGAACTCTTTACCATCCACCGCCAGTACTACTGTCTTTGCACCGCTGTAGTCCGGCATTTTGCTTGCAAGCTTCGATGCAAGGTCATCCATCCAGCCGGTGTTATTTTCAAGCGGCAGGACAGCTTCTTTTCCGGCTTCTCCGATTTCCGCGAGTGTCATTCCGGTTGTTACGCCACCGTTGGCAAGACGAGGCAGATTTACAGTAGGAATTGTCGGAATACTTGGATGCCATGATCCTCCACCCAAAAAATCAGGTAAATCAAATCCAATGCTGTTAAAGCCAGAAATCAATGAATTGAGGCCATTAATAACATGGTTTACCATATTTTCAAACACCTGGATAACACTGTTCACAAAATCTTTTACCGATTTTTCTGCTTGGCGTAATGCTTTATCTGTGTCTTTCGTAAGTAATGCATGAATTGCGGCGAATACAAGTTTTACCCCTGCCAGCAAAAAATTGATCAGATCTAAAATAAAATCGACGCTGTCTTTTATATTCTGGCTCAGGTTTTCAATGATCGGCAAAATTACCGGAAGCACATTTTCAATAATCCATGCAATAATCGGCTGTAAAATATTTGTCCATAAATCGTTCAGTATGTCTATTACGATTCCCATTATTTCGAAAATATTATCAAACACAGGCTTTAAATGATTTTCATAGGTATCCTCAAACATTAACGCCAGATTCTGTAAAATAGGCTGCACATAAGTGTTCCAAAATTCAAGAAATTTTTCTATTAATTCTGACATTCCATTTTTTACATTTTCGATAAACGGATGAATATGTTCATCGTACAATTCTGTGATTTTATCGGTCACATGCTGTACACCGTCTGATATAGTCGTTGTTAAATCCGCAATCACACCAAGAAGTCCATCTAACGCATCTTTTAAAGCATCCTGATTTTCTACAAAAGGTGTCACGATGCAATCGATAATATCTTTTCCAAATTTTGCTGCATTCTCCGTAACCATCATGAACGCATCCGAAAAAATCTGAATCAGGTTTGCTGTGATCTGCTGTCCGTTTTCATCCCCGAATACAGAAAATACATTTGCGAATGCATCTGCTCCCTGTGATGCCAGCACTGAAATATCAGATGCTATATCAAACATGTCGATAATATAATTTTTTATATTTTCAGAATTACTTTCAAGATAAATAGATATCCCACCAAGAAGATTTTCTGCTATGGTAGCACCTATGCTTACTACAGATGCCGAAATGCTTCCAAGTGACCTTGAAAAAGTCATAGCAAAATTGTCAACAGATGCAGAAACTTCACTATCTGAAAAAATATTTAAAAATGAATTCTTTATGCTTTCTATACTGGATTTAATATTATCAAATTGTAAAGAAACATCTAAATTGCTCCAGGTTTCATCCCATCCATTTTTTATAGAAACTTTTAATTTTTTTAAATAATCTATAAATGGCTGGATTTTATCTGATAATTCTTTTCCAGTAGGGACTTCTTCATATAAATCAGATCCGCCACTACCAGTACCACCACTACCGCTTCCAGAATCATTTTTCTGTAATACATTCAAATCATCAAAAGCCGCCAATGCTCCAGCTGCTTTCTTGGCAGAACCGGCTGTTTTATCAAGAGATGCCGCATAGTCAACCTGCTGCTTCTTTGCCTTTGTCCAAGTGCTTTTTCCGCTTATAGCCGCAATAAATCTATTCGTGGCATTAATGGCATTTGTAAGCCATGTACATAAGGTTACGATTGCTGGTGTCAATGCAGATATGATAGGTGCTGTCAATGCTCCAATAGAATTTTTCAATGTAGCCGAAGCACTTGCCATTTCAGACATTTTTCCATTAAATTCAGAAGAATACTTTGCCATGTTCTGTATACCTTCTGTAAATGCCTTGGATATGGTCTGAGATACTTTCATAATCGCACCGAATATTGCAAAACTAACTACTGTCTGCTTTATTCGTTTCGCCATGTTAGATATTAAGCCAGAGGATTTTTTTGCTGATTTTCCTACTTTTTCAATGTCTTTCGCACCAGCACCAATAGTTTTCTCATTAGCAGCTGTTTCTCTCATCTTCTGATTAAGAATTTCCTGTTTGTTCTGTACATCAAGAAGCTTTTCAGATACTTTGCTATATTCCTCTGTAGTTGTAGGATCTATAAAAGCAGTTCCAGAAGATTCCATTGCAGCAAGCTCGCCTTTTGCATATTTAATTGAGTTTGTTAATTCCTCAACGTCGTATTGCATTCTTTTAAAGGTTGTGCTTTTACTGCTTCCACCTGTTTCTAAGAATTTATCCATTCTGGCAAGAAGTTTATCAAGAGAAGCAGTATCTTTTTCTATCTGCATCTGCACAGCCTTATATTCCTCTGTTGGAATCTTCTGACTTGCCAGATCTTTCAGTGTCTTGGAAAACTTATCAGATTCTCTTGCAAGCTTCTGAAACTGTGATTCCATCTGCATGAGCTTACTTGATGCTTCTCCATTTTCAATTAATGTTTTGATTCTGATTTCACCATCATATTCAGCCATGCTAAAAACCTCATTTCTTAAACTGCTTCAATGCTTCCTGTTCTGTTTCTTTCTGCTTTCTTATTTCTTCCATCATACGATCGTAATCGTCTATCTTTTCTTTTTCTTCGCTGGTATACTCTTTTTCTGACTGTTCCAAAGCATACATATTTTGTGCGTTTCTGATTGCATCTTTTTCTTTGGAACTCATGTTCTTTTCAATCTTCTTCTGTCGGATCTCAATTACCTCCATGAGAGAAGATAATCTTCTTGGCATATTCCAGATCAAGCCATTAAATTTCCACCAGTGCATATCTGCTACGGACAAATCAATACCGTATATCTGCAAAAAATCTGCATATATTCTCCATTGATCTACATCATAGTCAATAAAACGCATTGTATTTTTGCTACTGCCGGTATTGTCGTGATACCATCCGTTTAAATACCAGGAAATACATTCATTTAACTCATTGTGCTGTGGATGGTCTCTAAGTTCTCCGTATTCATCAGAGAACATAAGATAAAGAATAGAAGTTGTTTTCTCGTACTCATTCATTTCTTTGTCATATTGCAAAATATAAATCTGCATACCTATGCGGAAATCGGTATTTACTTTGTATCCGTTCCATTCAGTAGGCAAATTGTCCAGCATGACATTGTTCATTATTTTGCCCCACGTCTTCTTACATTGTATCTGTTCTGCACCTGTTCAAAACGTTTATTGAAAAGCTTATTCATAACAGGGATAACCTGCTCTACAAACTCCACGATTGCAAGTTCATCCGGGACAATATCTCCGTAAATCTGTTTCATGGCATCTTCGCCAAACAACCCATCTATACTTTCCGTAATCTGCTTAAGATATTTTACACGAATGCTGTTCAGTTCTAATGCTGCATCCACGTTCATATCATCCACATTCATATCGTCTTTGTGGTTATTTCTCCATTCGGCGGCTTCTTTTTCACAGTTTTGAGATATATTATTTAATTTATCAATTACACCTGCAAACTTCTTAGCTGTGTCTGCATTCGCTGTATCTACTGTTATAACTGTAATAAGATCTCCGTCTTCGTCTTTTATTGCAATTTTTTTTATGCCACTGCTTAATTTAATTTCTTCCATTTTTAACATCCTTTCCTAATGTGGGACACCAAGGAAAGGTAGGCATCCCACATATGCTAATTTTTAATTAACACCTATGAAATTGGGTAATCTTCATCCAAAGCCAAAGTGCTTACTTTAGGCGCCCATGTGAACGATCCATCACCAGCAATAGTGATTGTTCCCTGTTCTACATCTCCATTTCCATTAATCTGGATTGTAGACTTTAAAATATCACCACCTGATCCACCAGTGCTTGATGCACATACAGTTACCGGGATACGAATACAATCTCCCGATCCGCTTGTAATATCAGCTTTAAAGAAGCGATAATAATATGTCTCACACTGATCTCCTGTTGGAAGCTTTTTGAAAATGTCATTAAACGCTGTCTGCATTTCATCTGACAGATGCTCTCTTTCCGGAGACATTGAAAATGCATATCCTTTTACAGAGTTGCTTGCATTTTTCATGTTTACATACTGTGTGCTTTCTGTGTTAGGTCCCCAGTCTTCTGTAAGCTCTGTGAAACCATCACCCATTTCAGCAAGCTTTTCACTTTTTCCACCCATAAGGCTTCCAATATCCAAAAGTGAGACCATGTTAGTTCTGTCTTTTGCCATGAGTATTCCTCCTATTTTTTATAAAAATATTTAAGCTGCATATTAATTGCTAATTCTGTTGTTTTTCCATCTGCTGTACCGCAAAATACATCCGATGTGCGGTTGATTTGTTCTGCATCAAAATTTTTATCCTTTAATGTAAATTCTCCACTTTCAAGGAACTTTGCAATATTTTCAAGCAGATTGCTTGCTGCAATATTATCCTTGTTTGTTGTTGGATTGCTTTTGTATACGATCTGGAACGTCATTTGTCCGACATAAGAACCGCTGACATATTTTTTCAAATAAACTGGATCCTGCGCCGGAAAAACTCCAATAGACTGAGTATCTTTTATGCTGTTCCATAAGATTGTTGAATTTGATGGTTTGAAACCGGGCGGAAAATCTGGATAACTATTTATCATATCAAGAATAGCTCTTTGAGCCGTTTCTGCATCTGATACAAGCATTATTTTTGGCTTTTCATCCAAATCATTTACCTCCAATCTCAAACCTTGGTATAAGGCTGTAAACACCGATAGTATTCACTTTGTAGCAATTCCCTTTTTCATTTACCATGTACTGGAAGAATTTACCCGGATAATCGTCTGAATTAATTAATCCAACCGGCAATTCCCTATCAATGAGAAGTTCATCTTTCTTTGCAATCACTACGAAGTCAAAATCATTACTTCTTAAAGTGAAATGCTTTATCTTTTCTTCTTCGCTCATGTTCTCCCAGTCTGGTGGATTAGCATAATTCAATGTGCCGTCATTCGGGATTTTTACAAGAAAACTATCTGCATCTTTCATTCCAGATTTGCTTATGTTCTCTGCCTGTGTAAGCTCGATTCTTACATTTTCAAATAGAGTACCGAAATAATATTCAGTTTCTAAAGTGTCGTTGTAATGCCTGTTATATAAAACAACTGCATCTTTATATCCGATTCCCATAAACTAAACTCCCATGTACAAAAGGTTTTCATTCCTTGAATCAACCATTCCTGTTAGGTAATTTGATGCAATATCGTAGCACTTTCTATTAAGTGCTATTTCTGATTTTGCAAGCTCTACAAATGTAGAAGAAGATGCTCCGGCATCATAAGATACTGATTCACTTCCAGAAGTCATGCTCTTAATCATTTTCCCTTTTACAGTTCCGTCCGCATTTGCAATAACACCAAAGTTATTAACTGCCGCGGAGTACTCAGATACATTCTTTAGCAATTCGGCTATTTCGCAGGTGCAATCTTTGATATTATCCCACCATGCATCTTCCGATTCTGGCTTAGGATAAAACACAATCCTGTTTGATGTGATCGCATTGATTCTTCTTTCTGCTTTTCTTTCATATGGAGCAAAGTCTTTTTCGCTTTCAAACAAACTCCCACCATATTTCGTTTGGTAATATTCAAAATCTACATATGACATTGCTCCACACTCCTTATTGCTGTGATAAGATTTCGCTGATAATATCAGCTTTCTTTGTTGCGGTCAGTGAATACCCTTTACTCTCTGCCAGTGCCTTAATTTCTGCAACTGTAAGAGAGTTTAAGTATTCTTCCGTGAGTTCCCCACTAGCATTTACCGCCTGTGTAGTGGGAACTATTCCCCCGGTGTGATCGAAACGTTAGCTACTGCATCAATGTACTCTGCAAAAAGTACAAATCCTAACAGTGCATAAGTTACGCTGGTTGCACGATCGTAATCGCCTTTTACCTTAAATCCGATAAGATTTGTTTCTCCGCTGACAGTGTAAGAAAGACCGGCTTTCTCAAAATCTCCGTCAGATGGATCTACATAATAAGCAACGATGTTGTTTACAGGTGTTGCCAGAATTTTTCCTGCTGGGATTTCGTTGTCAGAGCAAAGGAACATAATGTCTGCTCCGAGGAATCCCTTAATATAGGTAAGTCCGAAGGCTGTCTGCAAAGTAATGTTTGAATCTCCAAGATAATCATAGAAATCCATGATATTTGCAAACACTGCAACTCCTGTAGCAGTTTTGTGCATTGACTTAAACTTATTCTTGACAGATCCAATAGCTTTAGCTACAGCCATCTGAAATGTTTTTGTAGTGTTTGTAAGTGTACCAGTTTTCAGATAGTTGTAGAATTTTGTTGTAATTCCATCCTGCAGGTCTGTCTGGAACTCTTCGTCTGTCATTTCACAAGCTACTTCATATCCATGATCCTTGATTGCTTCGACAGAAACTTCTTTTGCATATTTTTCAAGAGTAATCTCAGAATAAGGTTTCTCTTTTACCGCATAATGTGTTCTTGGAATCACATCGCCTTCTGCTACAGTCCCACTCTCTAACGTTCCTTCTGCATATTTGCTTTTAAGAATAGTTCCGGGCTGTTTTCTAATTGCTCTTGAAATTCCGAGAATTTCTCTTAAAGCTTCCCAGTTTCTTTCAAAAGATGTAACAAAATCAATTTCCCTTGCCTTTACATCAATGTCTCCTGTTGTAATCAGTCCTGCGTTTGCTGCAAAGAACTGCAAATTTGTGTTCATCGTTAATCTGTTTTTGTTCATATAAAACTCCTTTACTGTTGGAATAAAGAAATGTTTTCGGCAATTGCTTTCTGACGTTCTGATCTATCTTTGATAGATAAAATGCTCTCTCTTGTTGTAGGCTTATCATCACCGGAATCATTTTCATTCGGTTTTGTAAAACGTGCCGGCGGATTCTGCTTATTTACAAATGCATTTGCATCTGTCTTTTTAGCTTCCTCAATAAGATCACTGAACCCTATCAGCTTTCCATTTTTCACGCTTACGCTTTCGGAAATGTCTTTCATAATGGCTTTCTTTGCAGATTCAGAAGTAAACTCGATTTCCGCAAATGCTTCTTTCAAAAGCTCATTCTTCTCATGCTCTGCGATTTTGGCTTCGTAATCTTTTTTGGAATCCTCTGCCTGTCTCTTCCAGTCATCACGCTCTCTTAAAATGTCTTCCGGACTTTTTCCATCCAACCCTTCAAGCATTCTCTCTGCTGATTCTGCCCTGGTTTTCCACTGTTCGGATTCTGATGAAGCTTTTTTAACTTTGTCTTCCATTTCTTCTTTGGAATACAGCTCTTCACCCATACTCTTTTTAAGAGACTCTTTCTGTTCGTCTGAAACTTCAATTCCGAGTTTCTTTAATTCGTTTGCTACGTTTACCATGTTTCTACCTCTTTCTTTCCAAGTTGTTACTCCGGTCAGTCCGGCACGATTGAGTTGCTATTTACTCCATAGCTGGCAATTGGGAATGAAGGAATCGAACCCTCGACAACCCGGATATAAGCCGTGTCTTCTTCCACTGAATTAATTCCCAAAAATAAAAAAGCACGCCCAAAATAGGACGTGCCATGCATCATCCTATAACTATTCTAGGTTAGCGAACAGAATCCCTTTTTCTGTCCGGTACTTTTAATATTCTTTTCAATATATATTTTAACCTATTTTAAACAACTTTTTGTACCATTTTAAAAAGGGCAGATTGCTCCACCCCTCTTTGCTATTTCCCACCGAAATACCTTCTAAGTACTTCTTTTTCTTCTTCCACAATGCAATCCTTTCTTAATCTGTTGCACTGGTCGTATATATACTTTCCGTACTCTTCTAATTTGGCTATCATTGCATTTTTATTTTCCAATGTAGGATTTTTAATGTATTCTTTTTTAAGCCCTATATAGTCCTCATACTGCTTTATAACATCCATTTTCAATTACCCCATTCAAAATATCATCTGCTATGCCAACGACTTCTTTTCCATAAAGAGACAGAAAATCAGCTACGATTTCCTCTACATCTATTGGAATTTGGCAGTCATATGAAAATGAAGCGCAGTGTACCAACTCATGAGATAGAACTCGCTCTAACAGGCTTCCGCTTAATGCATTTGACAAATAAACCGTTCGTTTGCTCCAATCTGTAACACCAAGTGTAATTGTTCCGTCTGAACGCATCAAGCATTCACTATTAGGATTTACATATAAAATATTCCATTCAACATCATTGATTTTAAACACTGCGCTCACCTCTTAGATTTTCTGTAACATCATCTGTAATTCATTTCTCCACATCTGCTTTTCTTCAGGTGCTGCATCTGATGTCATTTCAGTAATATCCATCTGCATATCTCGCAAATAATCTTTTCTTGCTTTGGCACGCTCTTTTTTATCTTCCTCTGAATTGCCATGATGGTTTTCTCTGGTCTCCATATAAGTACGTCTGGAAATACCGGCTTTTCCCTCTCTGGAATCCCGCGGATATGATCTATCTCCCATCATTCCGGTATCTGTATACATCCTTTTCAGGTCTTTCTTATCCATGTCTCTCATGTGCTCTGTATCTTCGTAATCATCCGGGTACATGTGATAATATGGTGGCTCATCATATCCTCTTCGTTTTCCTTTGCCCTTAGGTGCGAATCTTCCATTAGCATAACGATACTGATCATAGTATCTTCGGTCATCCCCATACTCTAAAAGCTTCTCCATGATATCTGCTTCGTCCGCTTCGTTCATTGCCTTAGTAATTGTGGCATGATACTCTGCTTCTGACAAATCCTTTATCATGTCGATCACTTCTCCTATTTCTTCTGTATTGACATTCTCAATCCCTTTTTCAATCTCACATAAGGATTTTTCAGCAAGGCATTCAAGCATTTTATGAATTCTTTCAATATGCATATACTAAGCCTCCCTTACTACAATTAAATTACTGTTCTGTACCTCGATAGTCTGTCCAGATGTATTCTGAACCGCTATTGTGCTGCAGCATCCACAAGGAACATCTACATAAACCTGTGCAGATACATTGAACATGTTTTCTACTGCCGCAGGTGTCACGATCATTCTTGTAGACTGTAAAGGTTCTCCGTCAATTGCGATTGCAAGAGAAATAGCTTCCACCGTTCCACCGGTTGGGATCTGGATATTTCCACTATAAGATACAAGAAATCTGGCTTTGCACTGGTTTGTGATTCCTCTTAATTTAACTACTCCGCTTCCCTGTCTGTGAACGATACATTTTGTTCCGCAAACTGGTGTCTCAGTAAATGCGACATCTTCTCCTTGCAGTACAGTCTGTAATGCATTGGCTGTAAATTCTGACATAATATTTTCCTCTCTTTCAAAAATATAAGGGCAAACATTGAAGTCTGCCCTTTGTGTTTAAGTAATACTGCTATGCAGACATAATCTTGTCGATTAAGATACTTTAATTATTCAGTTGTCTAACATCCGCATCCAGTATTGCAACCACATCCATACGGAATGTATGTGTTCGGGTTTGGCACCTGGTATGCTGGGATTGGTGATGGATTAACAGCGTTAATAATATGATTTGTCTGTGCTGTCATAGCGGTAGTCAAAAGTGCGTTCTGTCTATCCTGTGATGCTGCAAGTCTCAAATCATTATTTTCTGCCTGCAACGTTGCGATCTTATCCTGGCATAAGTAGTCAAGTATCGCTCTTGTTCCGGCATTCTGGCTGTCGATAATATCTCTCGTGTTGTTGTTCATGGTGTTCTGTAATGCGCAAGTGTTCTGCGCCATGTTGAAGTTTACACCCTGGATAGCTTCACGAGTTTCGCAGCAACAATTTGCAAGCTGAGACTGAATAGCATTTGCATTCTGCATTCCTGCTACTGTGTCCGCATTAATTGCCTGCTGAATGGTGTTAAATCCTGTCAGCATTCCGTTGTTTACTGCATAAAAGCCATCACAAAGACCATTTGTAATGCCATCAAGTTTACTTATGACTGCTGAATTGTCAAATCCTCTCTGGATATCAGCCTGTGTAGCCGCAGTTGCGGTATAACCGCCACCACCATTACCACCGAATCCATAACCGCCCCATCCACCGAATAAGGCAAAGAGGATAATGAGAACCCACCAACCACCATCGCCCCATGCACCATCATTACGGTTTCCACCAGTAACGGCGGCAATGTCCGCTAAACTTGGAGATGAATTAAACATATGTGTTCCTCCTAATAAAATTTATTTATACATAATCTTGCAAGAATAGTATCAATGTTTAAACTGGCTCATGATTTCTTCCGGGTTAAGACCTTTTTCTTTGCACAAATTTCTGGCAAGCTGTTCCAGCCCTTTACTGTCTCCACGGTTCATCATGTCGAATGTATTTTTCATGATCGGATTATTTGAAAATTGAGAGTTGCTCATCATTTGACTTAATATCATCTTAGGGTTTCCACCGCACTGGATCATCTGCATTAAATTCATTCAGAATCGCTCTCTTTCTTTGCTCTGGTAGTCCTCTGGGACTGAGTTATTTTAGCTTCTATCTGGTCTAATCGCTCCATTATCGGGGCAAATAATGTTGCCGTGTCTTCTTTCGGTAATTCGTTCTGTTTTCCGTCTATCTGCGGTTTATATGTCACTGTCTGAATAAGCCCATTAGCACCCCACGATTTTATATAAACTTCTGATCCATCTGCTTTCGGGAAAATGGCAAATGGTGCATTCATGGGAACGTCATTCGCTGTGACTTCCTCAACAGAATTAACCATTCTTCCACAAAGTCCAGCTTGTTGCGGCATGATCTGTTGTGGGAATTGCTGTTGAATCTGCTGTGGCTGTTGATATTGAGGATAAGAATACTGGTTATATCTCTGATACTCGTACATAATAAACCTCTCTTTCTATCTTCATTTTATTATTAACAACACAATTGAACCACCCCAGTAAAACCCCATTAAAAGGACACAAAAAAGACACCCTTAACGGATGTCTTTAATGAGGAGAAAGTTATGTGAAATGTTGTCCAGTTACCTTAAGAATTTTATGTTGCATTTTGACGTTAATACGTCCGGCTGTCTTAGTCGAAATATGCATAATTTCTGCACATTCTTCTAGCGACTTTTCTTTCTTCCGTAAATCAAAGAGCGTTTCTTCTGTCGGTGTGAAATCACACAATTCTTTTATATGCTCTTTTTCTTCTTTGGTAAAGCACGTAACAATGTTTTTCATTTGCTTTACCTCATTTGGGGGAGTTTCCGGCTATGACGGTGAGTTGTTATCTCGCTTGAATTCCACTGCATTAATTAAAGAAAGGTGGATAACCAAGTATGTATGGTTAACACGTTATTATAATAACATATTATTCCATTTTCGTTGTACCATTTTTTTCAATTTTATTTTTATAAGCCGTTGCTCGTCCATTTGCAATCGCAGACTGTTTTTTACTAAATCCAGAAACCTTCGTTCTATCGCCTTGCAATTGAAGATCGTTATTCTTACAGAATGATTGAAGCCTTTTATTCTGCATTCGCAGTTTATATGCCAGTTTATCATATTGAGGTTGCAAGATCTCTTTTACATCTGTTTCTGCAATCATATCAAGTTCCTGTTTCTTGGTCATAATTTCACGCTTTGTTTTGCGAATTTCTCTTTCAAGTAATCTCTGCTTCTGCTGCAAATCATAAAGCTTCTGGCTTTCATCTGCATTTATATTCACATTTCCGTTTTCATCAAGGTACTTATTTACCATGTCTTTTCGCCACGGACCATGTGAATGTCTGCAATTATATCCGTGAAGTCCTAAGAGATTTACAACAGTTCCCGTCCCGGTTTTAGGGTCTATGGTATAACCTGTGCTTTCAAGAAGATTCGGAAATCCCGGTTCGCTCCCAATTATTTTATATGCCTTGCCTTGCCAGTGATCGTGAGATGAAATCCCTGTTGGATCCTTTTTATCATATCTGGCACCCGGATGCGCTGATACTAGAACATACTCTATTTTATTTTGCGCAATATAAACGTTCGTCACTTGTGCCGCGGTCTGATTCATAGATGTGACGATGCAACACCTCACTGCCGCTTCAAGAGAACGCTTCGTTCCAGTAGGGTATTCTACCATAACACCAGATTCTGCATATCTATCCAGAAATTCGCAGACTGCACTGCTGTAAGACTGCATTCCAGATGCAACTCTATAATCAACCTCATTCAGCATGTTGAGCAAGTCTTTCTGTGTCTGGTTAATGGTTGTCTTTGTCAAATTATCAAGTTCACCGGATGTCTTTATTAACTCTGCATTCATTGCCAGAATTGCCATATTATTTTTTAGCGGAGATATAATATCTGATGCTGATATCCGTGTCAAGACTTCCTTATCATCTGAGAATGATGCCATAACGCTATCCCTTAATAATCTGCGAACCTCATTTCTAGATTTTCCAGACATTTCAGCTATTCTCTTTACAATCTCTGTGTTATGCAGTCCCATCTGTTGGAGTTTCCACAATTCCCGGTCGGCTGTTCCTGACAATTCACCGGATTTTATCAATCGTGTTGCAATGTCTAATATAATCCAATTTTCAAGATCTTGATACATTTCAACCAGTTTATCAGTTTTTCCGTAAAAATAATCAGGTCTAAGCATTATCCTTTCCCAACCTCTCTTTTAACAAGATCAATCCACTGCTTACCGTGATTTTCTTTTGCAGTTTCAAACCATCTTTTTCCCGTTCCAGGTGTGTGATATTTTAATTCTGTTCCTGTCGGATACTTCTTTTCTCCACGGTTTGCCCATGATCTACCGTCCGCAGTCAAATAAAGTTCGCCTACATACTGATAATGCGCATATGGTGTATCTACTGTAATTAATCCGGGTTCTTTTATCTGCGTCTTGTTTCTCAAATCGCCCTGCTGCATAGGTGTGTATTTTCTCATGTCATTTACAACCTGTTCATCAAGGACATTCTGAGCATTTCTCAAATTTTCATCCATTCGCTTTGTATCAAGCTTAATATTAAAGCTTCCAATGACTTTATTATATTTTATATTAACGCATCCCTCTCTATTACTTATCTAAATAAAACTTAATCGTCTCTATCACAGTCTTTTCCTGCAACTTTACCTGAACCATCTCCGGCGGTTCAGGTTCCGGGATAATATATCCACCTTTTAAAATACCATTTTTAGAAAGCTTCGGTATTCCTTGAATTGTTTTACTCTTCTCCAAACAGACCACCACTGTTCCTTTCCGCATCTTCCTGCGCTCTCTCTGCAAACATGGCATCTACTTCATCATCATTGAATCCCTCGTATTCCTTAAGGTATTTACGCTTAGAATAAATACCTTGAATCATTAAATTATATGCTCTTGATCTGTCCTGTTCGAAGCTCGCAAGCAAATCTTTAAAATAAAATATATCTTCGTCCGGTACATCATCATCCAGTGCATCCACATAACCGGCAGGGATTCCGTAAAGGTCGCAGAATACGTTTATTGCATAAATGAGATTTTTCAACGCTGTTTTTATGCATTTCCGAATATCGTTAATCGTCTCTACCGTTTCATTGTCATCACTTTCAACCTGTGTTGCTGTCAATCTTCCAGATTTTCTATCGAGGATAAACTGCCCCTGTGAAAATCCGCATTTTGTCGAGATCATAGAAAGGACGCTGTTAATGTCCGTAATTCTGTCAGAAGTAAGCATTGTCGGGACGTGTTCATCAATCGTGCTTTTTGAATCCATCCCCAATTTCAATCCTTTAACGAACCGAGGAAGCTCTACTGTTGAGGCACGGATGCCGCCTTTTCCCTGTTTTGTCATGGCGTTCTCATCAATAAAAGTAATGTGCTGAGAATCCTCAACCTCATTCCCTTTTTTACTCCAGGCTATATCGAGATCTCTAAGCTCCATAAGTGCATTTGAGAAAATCGATACACCTTCCGGAGATGAGTAGTCGATCGTGTTGTTGAATGGTGTTTTCAAATAGGCGAACAGCGGCTTTTCTACGTTCATAATATGAACTGCTTCCTCAATTGAAGACCACTCAGGAACGTCATGCAGTTCTATCTTCTTGCCAAGTGAGTTACTGCTGTTTGACTTGAACGCTCTGTTCTGGATCTCGTACACGTTCATCTCTTCGCCCTCTTTATTTTTTGAGGTCGTGAAATGATGGTATTCAAGTCGGTAATAGTACACCTTATCTTTTATAAGTCGATTAATAAAGATGCATCCTCTAATATCTCCGTTGCTCGTCTTTTCTGTAATCGCAAAGTCCCACGGCATAATATAATCGATTATGTTGTCTGGATTCATCGAGCCGTTCGGCTTTAAAATAATTCCACCAACTCCGAGCATATCTTCGACTTTGTCTCTGATGGAAGTGTCAACCATTGCCTTAATGCACTTATTAATAAAATCTGCTCTTTCAGAACCGGTTATGCTCACTGACAAATCCATGCATGCTTTCTTCGCTGTGTACTGGCAGAGGAATTTTGCGAAATTTATCGTCCTGATGTCATTTTTTTTCGAATCCACCCAAAAAGGGCTTCCCTTAATGATATCATTCCATCTCTGCTGTGAGTTTTCAATCTCTGGCGAAGTAATAAACTCGACATTAAATTCTTTTTCTGCATCTGTTCTAAAAAACTTCATGATCGTCTCCCTTATTTTTTCAAAAAAATTCATTTTTTAATCCTCATAATCGTCGCTGTCTTCTTCCTCATCATCATAAAGACCATCATTTCTTCGGCTGGTCATGATAATCCTGTTTAATGCATAAATGTTTGCCATTATCGTATCCTCTTCTAAGGTCGGGTAAGCATCCGAGAATGAACCATCTGGAAGCTGTTCATGCTCTGCCTTTTTAAACTCGCTTTCTGTATTCGGGCAGCGCTCCGGATCAATCACGATCTTATTACATCGCTGAAGCCACTCCCAGCAGTAATCTCTTCCTTTTCCGCTCCCCCATCTTTTCTTTGCCCCAATCGCATTAAAACCCCAGTCCTGCATCTCTGCTATTCCGTCCGGTCTGGCTGAATCGCATATTATCTCCACATTCATAAACTTCTTTATCTTTCTGGCAAAGGTAGAGTTTTTACATTTTTTAGAATACACTTCGCCGAAAATGTAAAGAGTATCCGTCTCGTAATCATAGTAGTTCTGGCAGAACACCTGTGGGTGTGTGTAGCCGAAGTCCAAACCGTGGTTTACTGTATCGAATGTCATTAACTCTTCATCCGATATTTTTCGGATTTCCAAATTGTCAAAAATGCCGCCGCCTGTTCCAGTAACTTCCCCCAGATAGTTGTTTTTATAATATAATGGTTTGTGAATCCTGAACCACTCCGCACGCTCGAAAAATCGTTTTCCGAGCCATTTTACAGGAACATTATAATAATAGCTGTGGCAGATCCGTGTCTGTGGCTTATTTCTGCATTCTTCGGTGTACTCATTCATAAAGTTGTTTTTTGACTTCGGAGGATTGAAGATTTTTATGTCGAGTGCCGGTGTATCTGCTCGCAGGAATGTATCTTCGATGTTATCCATCTGCTCAACTCCTGCCATCTCGTCGCACTCTTCATGGATTAAAAGCTTCACATATCCGAATGGCACGTTAAACGATTTTAAGCTTATCGGCTTATCTGCTCCCACGAACATTACCATCTGCCCGGTCGGCTTATACACCGCACACATCGGAGACTGCTTAAAGTCCCAGTTATCCAGATCATTACACCGGATCACCACCTTCATAAACTGATTATACACAGATCCGCGTAAGTCAATCTTATATCGTCTGGTGTATACGACATGCGCCTGTGGGTCCTGTCTGATTGTCTCATATGCAAGATTCCCCCAAAAATTGGACTTAATAGAACCACGCCCACCCTTCGATATGATCTCGTGTATGTCTATCTCTCCGGCAAAAGCTTCATGCACTGTCCGGTATATCTCCACAAAGTCGGATGTAATGTCCGTGATCGGGATCGTCCAGAGTGCAGCTTTCTCGCGCTTTTCCTTTTCCTCGCGCTCGATTTTCTGCTTTTCTGCTATGGTCAGTGCCTTTTCCAAACCGTCCATCGCCTTAAGCTGATCCGAGAAATCCGGGGCAAATCCGAGACCGTCCACGACTTCACCCTTTGCAATTTTACTTCTTCGCTCCTGGATCTCTGCTAGCGACATGATATCCCGGTGCTGTTCTTTCTCGATTTGCTCCATTTTTTCCGCTATATATTCTGTTATGACAGTTTTTGACAGCAGTTTTTGAGCACTTCGATTTGCGCCATTCTCACTATAGCCTGCGCTTATATATGCCTGTGTGGCATTCCCACCATTTTTTATATACTCGTCTGCAAATGTCTTCCATTTCTGTGTGAGTTCCCCCTTCATCCGCTCACCGCCTTATAAATATCAATCAAACAGAAAATAACATCTGTGATAGATGCTGTTTTGAGAATCTCAAAATCTTCCATTTTCCATTCTTGTCTATTTTTCTTAAAGGTGTACACTGGTGTGAGGATTCTGTACATTGTGATCATGCGCTTCTGATCTTCACTATAGAATTGATTCTGATTTATTTTTATAATCAATCCACGCTGGACAATCGCAGTCTGAAGCTTTTTAACTTTTCCTTTTAAATTTGCCAAGGCGCACACCTCCCATCATTTTACTTATAATTTTATTATAAGATATTTTTTAATAGTTTTTGTTCCATTTTTAGGCATAAAAAAAGCGGCTATATTTCAAGCCACTTGATTTTTGGTTGCTGGTCAATTTCTCGAAGGAACTCGCCTAAATGAAGCTCTTCACGCATAATATCATAAGCTTTCTGAATTGTGTAATAACCACGTACAATTTTACGCTAAAAATCCGCCTTAGGATATTCTAATTGTTTACCATTATTAACACTGTTTTTTATCTCTGTATTCTTTCTGCTCGTTTAACAATTTATCAATGTTAACGTTTCTACCGCGTTTTATCTCTGCCTGGTATTCTTTAATCTGTTTATTTTTCTTACGGCAATATTCAGAACATGTGTTAGTTGGCTTAGAACTGGAAAACGTGCATCCACAATATACGCAGATTTTCCGCTTTTCTTTTCGACGTTCTGTTTTTTTTATATCTTGTCCAGATGTCTTGCTGTATCCTTTTTTATGTTCCCGCTGCCATTCTAGCACTGCTTTATGTTGGCATTTTTCAGAACAGTATTTTTGCCTTCCGGAATTGACAATATATTCAGCTCCGCACATCTCGCACTTATCAACGCTTCCAATCGGTCTAGCTGCTCCTCCCCTCTTTCTGGCTCTTTCGTTCGCTTCCGTCTGTCTGATCCTGCGACAATTCGCGCAATAGAACGCACGCGGACCGCCTATGAATTCTACTCCGCACATCTTGCATTTACGCATCCGCAAAACATCGCTTTTTATTGCTTTCGAACATTCGTCACAGTACATTTTATCCGTTCCACCAGAAAAAACCTTTCCACATTTTCGACAAGGCTTTCTTGTTCTATTTTTCGTCATTTATTCCACCACTATTTCAAAATCCCAATACGGAATAAAATAATTATCTTCAAAGCAAACGGCTGGACATCCTTCATGATAAAGTTTTTCTAAAGCTTCCTGATCTTCAATGTCATCCAATCCGAGTGCAAAGCACACAATTTCCTCCTCCGTCATGCTGTGGTTTGTAACAACCGTTTCTCCAACTTGTTTTTTATTAACTAACATTTTATACATACTTATTCCTCCTACTGGTCAATTTCCGGCAAAAATTCGCCTAAATGCAATTCTTCACGCATAATAATATATGCTTCTCTGATTGTGCTAGCTCTGTTCAAAAGATACTCCCAGCCTTGCACGTCTTTCTCTTTCCAGTCTCCCATGTACTCGGCTTTCACTTCGTCATCAAGATTAATAAAATCCATGATGTCTGTGTCATGTCTGTTTTCAATTTCTGCGATCATTTTCTGTAATTCCTGATAACATTTTTTTAATTCTTCCATTCTCTCTTCCTCCTACTTCACGAGCTTAAAGCCCATCATTTTATATGTATTAACCTCTGATTTTTTAACAAGGATTTTATGACCGTTTGCGATCATTTCAACACCGTTCTTTTTAAATTCTGCCATCTGCTCCGGTGCTGCTATCTCCGGCTTATCTGCCAAACAGGACTTTGGACACCAGAATGTAAACTCTCCATTATCAGCTTTAACTTTAATTTTTACTGCTTTCTCTGTCTCTCCAATCTGCTCTTTCTCTCCGTCTGCAAAAAGCTGTCTTTGTGAATCTGTTAAATTTTTCTGTAGAAACCAATCTTTAATGTAAAGCATCTTATTTTCCCTCCGGTGTATTATATGTTTTCCTTGTTTCTGATATTATAATACACCGAAAACGGTGTGTTGTCAATACTTTTTACATTATTTTTAAAGTATTTTATTTTTTCTCATTTTCTACATATTTAATAATGTTCCCCGGCTGCATTTCCAGTATATCGCAGATCTTTTCGAGCGTTTTAATCCCGACCATTTCGCCTTTTCTCAATAATTGGATCGAACTTTCTCCTATGATCTGCTCTTTTCTTAGCCGTGTCGTATTATATCCGCATTCTTTCAGCGTTTCCAATACGTCAATTTTATATTTAAGCATCTGAACACCTCTCTTTCGTATTTATTATATACCTGATACATTTTTATTTCAATTAATTTTACACCAAAAAAATACACAATTATAGCTGATATTTTTGCACTTATTTTGGTGTATTTGTATATTGCGATTACACTGTTTTTAGTGTATTATAATATTAACAAAGGAACAGGAAAATTTGAAAATATGGAGGAATGAAGTATGAAAGAATTTAATGTACATTATAGTTATTTGAGCGGACATGGATTTTTTACAATGACTGTAAAGGCAGAAAGTCAAAGCGATGCTAAAAGAATTGCTATAGAAAACCTAGACGCAAGAATTTTTAAACTGATTTAACCGCCGCAGAGGATGACCGCCGGATCACTACCGGCGGCTTTTTTTGTGTTAAAAAAAAATAATATAATAAGTTCGATCACATTTCGATAGATCCACTTATTTTTGTGTCCGTGCAAATCAATGCACGGATTTTTATTTTTATCTTGCGTATTTTGCCAATACAGACTTTTTTATGCGTTCGTGGTATTTTTATCCTATGCGTGATAAGAAATCCGTCTATGCGTGTCATGCGTGCGTTATGCGTGCAGTTTAAAATAATATGCGTGTGTCTATGCGTGCAGTTCTATGCGTGAATCAAAGTATTATGCGTAGCTGTCCATTGCTTTCTTCTTCGTACAAGCTCTGGCTGTTGAGCATCCTTAATGCCATTTTCTTTTTTCTGTAAAAATGCGTGCGTGAAATCGGCATAATCCCATAGTGTGCTTCCATTTTGTCATATGATATATTATTTAAAATTGATTCTGCTATTTTATCGCCCAGGTAATTGTCTATGCGTGTGCATATCTCTATCGTTTCCTCTCTGCTCATTTTAAACATCTCCCCATGCGTGACAACTATGTTTCTTACACCATTATACCATATATCAGTTTATAAAAACACAATATATTATCGTATTCATGCAACATTATTGTATATTTTTACCGGCATATTTCAGCCGGCAAAAATATCAATATTCAGTTTTAATTTTTATCGCATTCCCGGAATAAGTCAGCGTCTATATATTTCCATCCACCATCATAGATCATGAAATATGTATAATGCTGTGTTCTGACAATGTCATATACCGTAAACTTCTTATTGTCACTGTTTCTGATTACCTCAAACGTAATTCCACCTCTTCGCTCATTTTCTCTCCGCCGCTCTCTGTCGGTCTTAATTTCCTCACAATAGCAGCAACCTTCACAGTCACCATCGCAATCTGCGTTCGAAATGTCGTCTTCCTCCATATCTTTACGCCACATCTCCATACAATTACAGAATCTCATAGTTTTTACCTCCGTCAAATTCAACTTTCCTCAATTTTTTGCATTTCCTGATTGCAATAATATTCAAAATCATCAGCAATCTGATCTTTTATAAACTGTAATCTTTTTCTTTTCTCATTTGAATACCATTCTATAAAACACAGGGCATCATCTTTGGGAAGATTAATTTTCGTTTCGTTGCAACCTTTATCTGTTGTAATATAAATTGTAATCCTGGAATCTATGCATCTCGTTAAATCCGCCTCTGTTTCAGATAATATTTTTATACTTTTGATGATATTATCCACCTCAGACATTTTTTTCTGCATTTTTTCAGCAACAGTCATTTCATCACCTTCTTTCATCCGTTAAAGTTCAGTTTAAGTGATTATTAATAAAGTTCTATAGTATCTCCAACATGTCCGTCCTCAATTTCTCTTATATGAACTTTCCCATCATTTTCAGCTTTCGCCTTATCATATAATTCACCAAGGATCCTATTCACTGATAATTCATCAAGCTGTTCTCTGTTTCCGTGAATTCCATTTTTCATTTTTTGCATCCTCCAATAAATTCTAACTTTACATGCAATTCCTAATATATTCTTCCACAGCAGTTTTTGCATTTTCAGGCTCACAATAAATCATGCAACCGCTAATAGTGCTGTCTGCAATATCAGAGTCAGTTAAGTCTGCACCATTTTTTTCAAGCCATGAATCCAATTTCTCACACACATCCAGCAACTCCATTGCTAACCTTTCTCGTCTGTCGATGATATTCTGAATTTTCTTTGGAATTTTCATGTTGTTACCTCCACTAAATTCTAATTTAACTCACATATCTTGTGTTAATTCTTGTTTTAACTCAATTCTAACTCAACTGCGAATTAAGCAAATCTAAGTTGACCGGTCTGATCTGCTTCGATCTGCATATTCGGCATCCGTTCAGCAACGCACAATTCCGGTAAATTTGCTTTTACCAATGCCGCAGGAATCGGCGGACACACTGCATTACCACATCTGCGTACTTGCTCGCTGCGTGGGTAGGTCTTGCCAGTATAGTCATGGTCGATTATGTAGTCCGCCGGGAATCCCTGGCATCCGTACAACTCTTTCGGTTCTAACATTCTCAGCCCGATATCTACGATCTGGTAATCCACACCCTCGATTGTCACAAGTCCGAATCTGTCTTTGGTCGTAACCGTATCAAGTGGTTGCTCTATATCCTGTCCTGTGGCATCGCCGTAGTATTTAATCAAAAACGCTCTGACTTCCCCGAAATGACCATCTCCTGCCGTAATTGTTGGAATTGGATCTCTTACATCCCGGCCGTCACAATGGTTATTCATTTGGATCAAATTTGCCGTAACAACGCTGTTATGATCCCATGAGGTAACTGTCGGCAATGGCTTCTCCATGCTCTCTCCTGCTCCCTTGTAGCCACCGTCATAGTATTTATGCAGGAATGAGGTAACCAGTCCATATCGGTTAGAACTGTCCACGGTCATGATCGGATCAGTGATCTCCTGTCCTCTCACTTCGTCCTTTGAAGTCTCTGAATGATACTGGATGAGTGTAGGACTGATTAAACACTGCTGATTTCCAGTAGTAATTGTGTGAATGGGCTCTTCACAGCTTCCGCCAGGATGATTCGTTGTATTTGTTCCCATGAAAGGAGCTGTTTTTACTTCTACCAAGCAATGCTCATTCTTGCTCACAATCGTTGTAAGCGGCTCTCTAACATCCTTGCTTCGGTCTTTTGTAAATCCAGTCTGCCCGATCTGCACCATATATGGCTCTACGATCCCATATCCATGCTTTCCGGTTATGGTCGGCATTGGTTCTCTGATATCGTTCGGTCTCCGCTCACCACCATGATTGCACTGAATGATAAAAGGCTCGGGATTATCTAACACGAACTTTTTCAATCCTCTGGCTATCCTGTCCATCGTCTTTTGTGCCAGTGGTCTCACTGCCCGGATTCCGTATTTCTCTTTTATTTCTTCCGAAGTATCAAAGATACTTGGACAGGGCAAGGAAAAATCCAACTGCGTATATGCTCCAACATAAGGTTTTTTCAATCCTGCCTTTACCTCTTCACTGTCTGCCGGTCCGTGCGTTGGCTCTGGCCAGACTATCGACTTGCCGTCACACCGTGCAACCATAAAGAATCGTTTTCGCATGGTCGGCGCACCATAATCGGCTGCGATCAGCTCGCGGAACTCCACTTCATAGCCAAGATCCCGAAGCTGCTGTACAAATCTCTCAAACGTCTTGCCTTGCTTTGCCCTAATCGGATGATGCCGCCTGTTTAACGGTCCCCATGTCTTAAATTCCTCTACATTCTCAAGCATGATAACCTTTGGTCTTACAAGCCCCGCCCATCTTAAGGCTACCCATGCAAGACCTCTGATATTTTTATCTTTTGGTTTTCCACCCTTTGCCTTGCTGAAATGCTTGCAATCTGGGGAAAACCAGGCAAGTCCGACAGGATGCCCTTTACAAGCCTTTACAGGATCCACCGCCCACACATTTTCGCAGTAATGCTCTGTGTTTGGGTGATTAGCTTTGTGCATCTTAATAGCTTCTGGATCATGATTGATTGCAATATCAACACTGTATCCTGTTGCCATTTCTATTCCTGTGGAAGCTCCTCCACCACCTGCGAAGTTGTCCACTATCAATTCTCCGTTAATCATTTTTTTGAAAGGAACCCGGCGCGCCTTTTATCCGGATAGGTTCCGGCTCCTTTCTAATTTTCTTAAACCATTTTTCTGATGTCTTCCACGAGTCCACTGTCGTCTGAATACACATCCTGCAATCTGTTTGCGGCTGCGATTAACAGTTCTTTCATTTCGAAAACAAGCTTTCTTCTATTTGCTCTTGCAAATGCCTTTTCGTCTACGACTTCATCGACAAGCGTGTGCTCCGGAAGCATTTCTTCACAGGCTTCGATAAACACGTTTCTACTCTTATCGTCGAGCCCTATCTCATCCAGACAATTTTTAACAATGTCCTTCGTAAGCTCGACACCAATTGCTTCCTCGTCTGGATCTTCATTCCGATTTTCAACCAAAACGTCATTCAGTAAATTGTGGACTGCATCTGAGGCGGCAAGGTGTCCATCGTCATCATCTCCTATGACATCATTTATGATTTTCTGAAATGTAATCTTCTTTTCTGTTGATGTCTGCTTTTCCTCACAACCAAGTCCAGCGGTCATAAACTCCCGGTGTGGGGTTCTGGTGTCTTTTGTGTAAAACATAACGGAATGGATGTCTGTGCTTCGGTCTGTAAATGCCGGGAAAATAAAGCCTGTATCTGGCATCCCGACAACCCAGTCTCTGATTCGTGATTCGATGCGGTTTTCGTCCTCACGGTAACCAAGCCCCGGCTTTGTCAGATTCACCGGACAGATTGCGCACAGCAGATACTCATAAACCTCCTCGGATTCATCCAGCTTGTCATTGTCTGAAGTTTTGGTCATGACATCATAGGCATCGTGAAAAATTAGGATCAGATAATTTCCAACGTAATCGTAGCTGTCAATGATCATGTCGTAAAAAGTATCAAGCAGATCATCATTTTTCAGTTTGCTTTCGCGCAGTCCCATTAAGAACTGCTGTCTTCCTCCTGTTTCTTCCTCTGCAAGCGGAAATTCCAGTTCTAAAAGGTTGTTGCCAAGTTTTCCTGACAATGTCTTTTTCGCAATGTCAAGATATTTAAAATACTCTGCATCATCCAGATTCAAAAATGTCTCCCCGATTTTTGTGATCTTATTATGGTCAGCGTCTACATAGCAGCCGCACATACGAGTGAATGTACAGGCTTCCTTTTTAAATCTTCTTTTAATTTCTAAAACATCCCTTTTGTTCATAAAATTTAATCCTCACTTTCTTCCTTTTCGTTTTCTTCCTCTTTGATCGTTGCGATTTCTGCGTTTAAATTCCTGCTCATGGTAGATAAAATTTTTACAATCATTTCGCTTTTCGTCTTATTATCAACCTCTCCGGCGGCATTCTTTTTCGCTTCCAGATTGTCCCGGTATTTATCGTACTGTCTGGAATTGATATATCCAGCTTCGTACCAGCCGAAGATGTCATCATTTGAATAACACTTTTCGCCTTTGATCGTCACGAAAATCTCATTTACCTTTTCACGTTCTTTTTCTGCTTTGGTCTGATATTTATCTCTTAGCTTCTGTATTTCTTTTCTGATTGTCTCCAAGGCTGTTATTTCTACATTGCTCATTTTTACACTCTTTCCGGTTTCTCACACCGTTCAAATTTTATTACCCACACCCACGGATTAGCATTCCATCCGTAGCGGTCAAGGTCGGATTTCTTGATGGTGGAATCCCATACATCAAAAAAACCAAGTGCTGTTGATGTATAATCGAAACATCCCTCTGCTTCTGCATCATCG